GTTATAATCTTTCTTCTCATTTTCTTTGTATCTCTTCGAGAATATATCTCTTTGATATTTAAAATCCATATATGCTATATCAGACTTAGAACCACCACCTTATAAGTACTAACAATATAGGAATAAATGATATACAAATACAATTGAATATCATCTGTGAAGTTTAATTATTTTTTTTGATTATAAATTTTCAAAAAAAAGAGTAAAGGGAGCAGAGGACAGAGTACTGGACAATACATTATGTCTGGCGTACTCTAGCATCTAGGGTAATACTATGAGATCCTAGATGCTTTGGACGGGTGGACCCTACTTAGTTAATTGACGGGGGGACCCTACTTAGTTAATTGACCTGCGGTCGGCTGGCTCGAGACGAGCCAATTCCTCCACCCTAAACCTGTAGGGCTGATTACGATTTTCTTCGGCTGTCTTGATCGACAACCCTAACGGCCACATATAAGATCTAACTTATACGCGAGATGTGCCCCGTAAAGGGGCACGAAGGATCGATGACCCTACTTCCCTAATCATAACCCTACTTATAAAAACGAACTCTAAACATTCTGTTATGGTATGTAAAATTTATATATCTTAACGAAACTATTCGTTCCGTCGCTTCTTTCATGGATAGTCATGGATTTGACTGACTGGTATAACATCAATGATCGGCCCTTCCAAATTAACCATATCGACAACTTCTGGCGTGACTTCTGGGTTACTAGCAGTTTGTCTTCGTAATTCTGGCGGGACAGTAAATACTTGCTTTACTGTAACAGGCGTTGCAAAAACCGGAGCTGTGTGTGGAATGAACATAGGGTGTATGTTACTAGCAGGTGGAAACATATCTACAACTTTAAATCGTCTATTTAATGCCTCTTGCGTTTCCGCATCTAACCAGATATCCTCAATACGATATTGGCTGGTTACAATAATTAATTTAGGTCTGATAGCAAAAGCACCTCCTTTAACCTCAGCAAGAAAGGAGTATCTATCTCCCCAAATCTTTAAATGGTGGCCTAATACTGAATGAGCTTTATCGAAATCATCGATAATAACGTTCTCTTGGTTTTGATAACCATCCCACCACTTGTTACACATTTTTAAATATGCATTTGGGTACTCATCGCGTGCTTTTCTGCTTTTTCCACATCCTGCAGGACCACAAATCCAAATACCGGTAAGACCTCCAGCATCTGGCGGCATAACTAAATTATCCTTCGCGATCGCCTTGGCATTGTGGTAGCTAGTAAACAATACTTGTTGATTCATTTCGTCGAATTTACCTTTTTTTGCTAAAGCCATTTGTTCCTCCCATCTGATCTTTTCTCTTTCGCCATTATTGGCAAAGAAGCGGGGACGTTCCCCTAATTCTGTTACATTACCTTCTTTAATACAATACTTGTAGTTTTGTTCGTCATTGCCCTTAGCCTTTTCAATATGAAATCCGGGCAAACATTTCTTAATACTGTTAAAAGCCTTTTTAACATTTAACTTAACATAACCTTGTAAGTGAGGCGTACCTTCTGCTCCCTTTTCTTCACCATAAATAACCCATTTACATTGATCACTTAACACCTTAATATAAGCCTTATCTTTTTCAGTAAAATTATTTTTTGTAAAACAAAAATTTACCAATCTACTATTAGTTCCCAAGTCACTAATAACATTAGCAGCTGCAATATCACCTGCATCTACTGTAATTACACTAATATCATCATCTGCATCGTATTCCATTCTTTCTCTCCTTTGTTATCCACTACTGTTGTTTTAAATATTATGATTTAATTGTACTTCTTTTTGAAAAAAAAATTTTTTTTGCACTCCAGGCCAGGTACTAAATTCTCAATAAATTCTGACTAAATCCTTTTTTAAAAGCCATATTTACCTTGTAGAAAAAATTGTAAATCCTGTGTCCTAAATTATTTTCGGCAAAACGACTTTTATAATTAATAAATTAATTATTTTTTCAAACATTCCACAAGGGAAATTTGTCACTTATGGGAACTAAAAAATCCCATTTGTGATACTTATGGTAAAAAAAAAAAACCATTTGTGATACTTATGGTGAACCATAAAAACCATTTGTATTACGTATGGGAGAGCAAAAAAACCATTAGTGATTTAAAACATTGTTATTATGTATATATAGCTTGTAGCTCGCTTGTAGCATGCTTGTAGCACACCTATCCGGTGAATCTAATACGGGTGTTTCCGATTACATTTACTTTATCTCCATCTTCACCATTACAACCAGCAATTAAAAATAGGTTGTTAGTTTGCAAAGCCGCAATAGTTCCGGTAGCTGCGTTATAAGTTTGGGCGACGTTCACCTTCTTATAATAGTTTACCGTTCTACGGATGGCTGCGTAGCTGATGGGTAAGTTCGTTGTGCTTCCAGTTGGGATTAATACATTAGAATGCATACTAATGTCCCATTTCTTCAAAATTCTGAATCTTGGTTGCGTTTCCAAATTTGGATACGCTGTAACCGCGCCGGTGGGTGACACACCGTTGACAAACACACTAGAGAATGCCGCTGCAGCTCCGTTTGTTTGTGTATCTTCAACAACATACATTGTGACAATGCAAGCACCTGTACCTGTATTGACAGGGAGATAGTTTAAGATTAATCTCATCTCAATACTCTTAATTACGCAGTTTCTCCCATCTCTTTCACTAGGACCATCGCCTTGAGCAATAAGAGCAAACTGACCGCCTGTAGCAGGAATTTCAGCTACAGCCTTAACTGCAAAACTCATGATAGTGTCCTTGAATTTTAACTCGTTAGGACCGGACATTCTGGCAAACCCACCCGTACGATTGTAAGTCGTGGCGCCTGTCATAATAGATCGATTAACTTTTAATCGTTTTAAAGTATTATTTAATCTTTTAGTTGCAGAACCTTTTCTTTTAGTGCCAGCCATTTTTTACGATAGATAATATGTGTGTAATTATAATGTTATTTATATTTTATAGTTATAGATTGTTAGGTCTAATTTTATTGATAGATTCTAAATTAATTTTTTTGAATTCTTAAAAAAAATTTTATTTATGGAATTAAATTGTGTTATCGGTGAACCTAAGTCTGGCGTTTCCGTATACTTCCATTACATCGTCATTCAAGGCCTCAGAGCACGCCGCCATCATAAATATTCTATTTTGGCAAGGTGCATCTGCGCCTGTTCCATCGTTATAACTCATTGGCGTATTCATCTTCTGGTAATAAGAAAAATACTTGTGAATCGTTCCGTTACGTACAGCAGCAAATTCTAGGAATACATTTAACTCAAAAGTAAACTTTTTCAAAATTCTAAACCTTGGTTGCTTCTGTAAGTTCACGAGCGATATAGGTAAGCAGTCGGTAAACCCGGTAGAAAGCGATTTAAAAACGTCAGCGTATACCGGTGCCGCCCCAATGTTGGGTTGCGTATCCATTATTATATAAATCGTTGCTACTGTTGAACCTAGTGACGTACCTGCTATCGTGTATTTACAAATAAACGATACATGAAGAGACTTCATCATTATATTGCGTCCAGTTCTTTGCTCTGGACCGTCACCACGTTGCACCAAATTTAAATATGACGTACCAGGACTAGGAAGTTCCGGCGTTGAATCCATTAGAAAATTAATGCCGGTGTCCTTGTACTTTAATTCTTCTGGAGCAGCGGGCGCGCGGCGATGCCGCGCGGCGGGCTCCCGCTTCGCGTTATAATCTTTCTTCTCATTTTCTTTGTATCTCTTCGAGAATATATCTCTTTGATATTTAAAATCCATATATGCTATATCAGACTTAGAACCACCACCTTATAAGTACTAACAATATAGG